TCTCGATGTACTTGTCATCGCGGTTTACCCTAACAATTAACAATTCAAGACCGTCGGGAAGTCTAGGGTCAAACGAGACAAAGTCGCACCACTTGCGACCAGTTGCAGACATCTGTGATTGCATCTGGATAAAGTACTTCTTGGGTGGCGCGTCTGCTTCTAGGTACTCTAGGTGCGTAGCCGTGTTGGGACACTTTATCTCTATCAACCCGTCATCACCTACTAACCCGTCCGGGCTACACCCAAAGTTAACAACGATCGGATGGTCTACAAACGCTACCTGCTCTACAAAATCACCCGTCCTAACCTCGTATGCGGCTCTGGCTTGAGGTTCTGTGTCTACACCCCACTGCATAGCTGCGTTACTAAACCCTGCTGTCTTTTGTTTGGTCAGGCGTTCTACTACTAAATCTGCTTTGTAGTTCTTGCGGCTAGCTGACTCCCCGTCCCTGCCTTTAGATAGAACATCAGCAACACGGGAAGCTGTCACCTTCCCTGCTCTGGCGGCAAACCATTCATCCGAGCCTTGCTCAAACATCGGTCAACTCCTTCTTCCGAGCGTCTTTAGCCGCATTAATTTTGGCTAATGCGTCTTTATCACTCTTAAACATAGCGTAGGCGGCTGTAAACTGGGCTTTAAGCGCATCTAGCGACTCGGCTGACATAACACCCTTAATCGCCACAGAAACGTCCTGTGGCTCTCCTACGTTGGTCGCATCAGCATCCTTGGTGTCGTCGATCAAGAACAAACCGTTCAGCGCATACTTTCTTGCATAGCTACTAGCCGCACCAGTGATCTGCGATTCATCCATACCTTTTTTGGTTTCTGCTTCACGAGCGTATGCGGTAACAGTGACACTGTTTTCACCGTCAACAAAAGTAGCCTCAGCCTCCACATAAACACGGCCACCAACTTCTCGGATAGTATCGCTTAGTGTAACTACCGCACCGTCTAGCAAAGGTTTAACGGCTTCCAGAATATCTTCGCAAGAACGGTAACGGTAGCCACCAAATTTGTTCATCTGACCCTTGGGTGCTTTCAGGGACTTTTGGATAGCCTCTAGTTTCTTATACACACTCATTTTCACGCTCCTTAACACGCTGTATATGGCCTTCGACCATGTCTAGTAATTTGCACATATCTTCGTCTGTAGAGTGATAAGACTGAGCGATATGCACGATTAGACGCTCTACTAGCACTGGGTCGCAAAAGTAATTGACCCACCACTCTTTGTCGTCCTGTGGAAAACTGTCTGACCCAGTTAGTGCTGACATTGTTTGGCAGATGTGTTCGATATTCATAATACGATCCATTCCATGGTCACGAAAGTTACAATGGCTACTGCAACCGCTGCGCCGATGGCGTATATTGTGTTGTCGTACATTTGTTTCTCCTTAGTTAGAAACTACATTGTGTCCGTTTGTGTTGCTTTTGTGTATAGGTGTTTTCCCTAATTGACCAGTTCCAATTTCACGTAACCTTTGTGAAGTTTTTGTTTTGTTTTTTGGTAGGCTTGGCTTGCCTGTTGTTTGTCGTTAAAAAAACCTATGTGTATCTGTTTATTGTTAAGAACAATACTTGCTCTAAATTTTCTTTTTTGATTGCACCAACTGACACCAAGGTATCCAGTAGAACTGTTTTTTTGTGCTTTTTGTTGGTTTTGTGTATTGTATTGCGAGCAAACGTCCCGTAAGTTAACAATTCTATTGTCATTGCGTTTGCCGTTTATGTGATCTATTTGATGTTTTGGTTGTTCACCATAAACGTATAGCCAAGCAAGCCTATGAGCAGCGTAAAGTTTTTTTTCAATTCCTATTTTTACGTATCCTTTTAGATCTAATGTTCCTAATATTTTTCCAATAGGACACTTTTTTCTTTTGATAATAGATTTAAACAAGCCTGTTTCTAGATCGTAATGCACAACTTCTTTTAAACGGTTTTGCGTAATCAAAATTCAAACTCCTTTAAATCATAACGACCATTTGGTTTTCGAAACCAGCCATGTACAAGCACACGCCAGCCAGAGCGCAACATCTCAGGCAATGCCTCGCTGTCCTCAATCTTGTGTATCCTGGCAGACATATTGGACTTACTGGTAACTTGGATAGCTAAGGTCTCACCGTTGCCGATAGCCAAAAGATCAATGCAACCAAACAAGTCGTGCTTGCGTTTCGTGAAGTAGTTATAAGTTTCAACAGTGGCAACGGTGTAACCCTGTTCTCGGAGGTGCTTGGTGGTTCTAAGAGTAAGCGTCATCTGTATGTACCTTACATTGTTCGGTCAAACGGACTTGAGTCAAACGGATAACCGTTATCGCCATCAAAGTCATAACACCATTCGCCACACATATCTGTATCTACTGAAACTGGCTGAGTACACAAATGAAGCAATTCTGATTCAAACATACATCCTTTATTGATTAAATTATGAAGTATTACGGGCGGGTATCGTCTACAGCGGCCTTCTTCACCTCCGGCGTAACACCAATGCTTGCAGTTTGAACAGGTTTTATCCATTTAACACCTCGTTATATAACTTAATTTGAATTAGTGATAGCTTTTCACCAGCCTCGTGGCGTTTCTTTAGCTTCTTAGCCCAGAGCTTTGGGTCTCTATTTGTGAACGCTTGTTGGACGAGCTTGGCCATCTCTTTTGTGACTACAACCTTATCAGCCTTGGGTTCTGGCAGAGCCGTTGTCGATGGCGGTGGGCATTGTCTGCATATATCTCGGAACTGGAGCATGGTGGGGCAACGGTCAGATGGTAGATGATCTAAAGCAAACTTTATTGCGTCTGGTCTATCTCTAAATCCTGATAGGCAATTTGCCCACTCCGTTTTTACCGCTGCTGGGTCTAGCCCAGAATACCGTTTAGCAATATCCACACCGTACACTATAGCCAGCTTTAGAAACAGTTTGTCTATCCACTCAAGCGGTAGCATTGTTCTTCTCCTTTAATTTAGCCTCAATGGCACGGGCAAAGACATGGCAGTGAGCATCAGACTGGGGGTCGCAGTAGATGAAGGCTATCTCGTCGTCTGTTAGCCCGACCCATTCGCGCTCAACTTCATACTCCCTAATTGCTTCTCTTAAAGCGTCTATGGCTTTAGCTTCCTGCACATCAGGAACCCAGGTATTCCTAAGCGCATTTAAGGCTTGCTTCATGGCTTTAATGCTCATCGCTACCTCCTGTTTTGACCACTAAATCGGTTTATGCCCGACGATGTACACACAAAACATACGTTTTTAGTAACCTTCTGTAGACTTACATCTCTAGGTAGGTGACGGACGGTTTTAATAACGCTGCCACTTCATCCTGCTTGCTCCTAGTCCAGTCAGCTTTAAACCCAGTCCAGCCTCTGGCGCAACACTCCCTTAAGGCGGCCTCTAGCGACATTCCAGCCATCATTGCTTCCTTGGCTATGCCTCCTAGCGCACGAGCCGTTAGAGGGGCTTTCTTGGCGTTTCTGAGGGCTTTAAAGTCTAACCATGTTTGCTCAGATACACCTTCAGGTAAATCGGCGTTTACCCTCACTGTGGGGCGTACAATTTTTGGTACGCTGGCTAACCTGCTCTGTAGCATGAGTGCGATTTGTCCGGACAGTGACCGATGCTCAGACACGGCTAAGGCGGCAATCTGTGCCTTCATGTCAGCAGTCATGCGGATGTTTACAAATACGTCTTTCATCTGTTGCCTCCCAAAAACACTTCTTTTACATTGCTTGAGACTGAAATTAGCTTAGGCTGTGAGCTGATACGCTTGATAGCCTCCAACATTGCCTTGTCATGCTGGTACTCTTTTGTGGATACTAATTTGGGGTCTGGTAGTTTCTTTTTCATGTTAATTCCTTTATCCGTTTCCACCCAAGATCGTGCCAAGCCACTGTAGCGGCTTCTATACCGCTACATACAGAAAGGTATTTCATTCTGGTTTTTCAGATACAAACTCAAAAATCTCGGCATCGTCTGGCTGGAAAGTCTCTAGCACATTCCAGTCGTTTTGTTCTAGTGCCACGTCAAACGCCTCATCCTCGTCTGCGTAGACATAGGTTTCTATTCTCTGTGTGCGGGTGGTTATGATTCTGTACATATTCATGTCATTCTCCTTCGTACTCATCTGAAAAGTTAAAAGAACTTACCGCTGCTTTTTTCGTCTTGCCGAAAAGTGTTCCGTAAAAGACTCCGTCTATCCTCTTTGTAGCAAGCCAGCCATTAACGCTGTTTAACGCGACTTTCTCGAAAGTAAATTTGATGTTTGGGTAGAGTGACTTCGGGCGGATTTGATTTAGTGCAGTGTTCATTTTGTATCTCCTTGGTTGATAACTACATTTCAACACATATCGCATCACTTGTGTGAAATATATATCTATAGGTTTTGCACAAGCAATAAATTTTAGCTATAAGTGTGTTGGGTTTCTCCTCCCTGTGGCTTGCAAGTGAATATTCCTTGCAGGTCTTTTTTTGGTGTATAATTAACAATGCTTGGCTAGGTTATGCAGACCGAAAAGGCGATTCGTTACCGCCCTGCTGAAGCACTTTTAGTAACGACTGACCAACGACGTGAGGTGATGTAATGACTAGCAAAGTAGACTTATGGATGCCAATTTATATTGGTGACTACCTAAGCGCAACCAGTAGACTATCAACCGAACAGCATGGGGCTTACCTATTGCTGATCATGGATTATTGGAAAAATGGTGCGCTACCAAATGATGATCAGGTATTAGCGCAAATAACTAGAATGACACCAACTGCTTGGGGCAATGCTCGTAGCATACTTCAAGCATTTTTCATTATTGAAAATAATTTATGGATTCATGCGAGAGTAGAAAAAGAAATTCTGAAAGCTAAGGAGAACAGAGAAAAAACAAGTGCTAGGGCAAGTAAAGCCGCAACAGCAAGGTGGGCTAATAAAGATGCTACAAGCAATGCTACAAGCATTATTCAAGCAATGCCCGAGCAATGCCCTTCACCTTCACCTTCACCTTCATCTTTATCTTTATCATTACCATCAACTTCAACATCAAATAAAACTACAAAAGATATCGCCACTAAAGTGGCTGACAGTGCGTTTGAAGAGTTTTGGCAATCATACCCAAAGAAAGTAGGCAAAGGGCAAGCGCAAAAAACTTGGGATAAGCTAAAAATTAAAGTGATAGATGAAATACTTGCTTCATTGAAATGGCAACGAGTGTGCGAACAATGGCAAAAAGATGGCGGACAATTCATACCTAACCCATCGACTTATTTATCGCAACAAAGATGGCTAGACGAACAACCCATGCCGACAAAAGTTATTGCATACGAAACACCATACCAAAAATCTAAACGCGATTGGGTTGCTGAAATGACAGGTGCAAAGATCAATGACGAACCCGATATTTTTGACATTGCGATGCAAGATGCTAAAAGGATTTCAAGATGAGCTTACCTATAAACGCAGTGGAAAGATTGTTTCAAAGATTAACCGCGACCTACGGTGCAGAGTTTGTAAACAAATGGGACAATGTTTCAATGGTTGACGTTAAAACAGCATGGGCGCACGAACTTGCCGCCTACACAACAAACCTAAACGCTATCGGCTGGGCACTGGAAAACCTGCCGATTCGGGTGCCAAACCTAATTGAGTTTAAACACTTGTGCAAACAAGCCCCTAGACCTGAATCGCTGGCGTTAAGCGAACCAAAAGCTGCCGCTGACGTGGTAGACAGGGAATTAGCTAAGATCGCTGCAGAGGCGTTTAAATTGCCTGTCGATGGCAGAGGCAATGTCGACCACAAAAGATGGGCTAGAAGGCTAAAGGAGCGTG